GAAGCATAGCGATAAATGTATCCTAGATACATTCAATCTGTTAGCTCGCGCCTTGAGTCATCGTAATGATGACCTTGAGGAAGTATGTTTGCACTTTAATAGTGCAAACCATAAGAAGGGGGTCTGTAGTACTCTACAGTCCACCTTCCCAGGCATACTTCTTCACGCGGATACAGCCACTAGTGTCCAGATAAACTATTCTAACACTAGTCTGAAGAAACAATGGGTTGTAAGTTCTTTACAACTCTCGATTGGCCTAATCGAACTCATTAATAATTTTTTGATGATGAAACGTAACACATCCGTGTACGATTTATTCTCTATTAATGATATTGTTTCTTGTGTGCATACCATGTTATCTTTCTCCTCTTATGGAGACTATATAGATTATATAAAATATAGTACGACATGGATGCACGCAAAGAGTTTGGATCAAGAGATCTTACCTACAAAACCTAGTTTTGTTAGTAGTAAAGTCTATCCACTCTTATTTCATAAAAATAGTCATCTTTCAAAGTATATTCGTAATATGATTCTAGCTAAGAAACTTTCAAAGTTTGCTAGACATAAAGACTTAGATGATTATCAGCACCTTTTTTGGTCTGTTGCACAATTGAAAAGATGTGCAGATAAGGTTCCTTCAAGTTTTCTCTTGAAAGCCTTACACAAACATCGCGATGCGATGTGCCTGCCGGCTGTAAAAGTTGACCATGATCACAAGGATCGTCTGATCTCCAAGTGGAGAGAGGTTGTCAATAATATGACTTTTACAGAGTTCGATAAAGTACATGAGTTCTCAAACTCTGCTTGCTTCGAAAACCCATGTTCTATGGGTGGCGCTAAAGGCGATATTCTATATCACCACGTTTTGGATGGTGATATCACTAATGACGACTTACTGCAGATGGCATATCATCCATCAGTAGGGGTTACTCAGAGGAGAGGGTTCGCACCTATCTCTTTCGAGTCAATCTTGAATGCAAGTAATAGTAATCGTCTCGATAAGATCGAGTTAAGAGAATTGGCACGGGGTGTCGATTCTAAAATGATTACTGAGGATACGGAAGTAGATTTTATCAAATTTCCACATCTTAACATACGCGACCACGTTGGTTGTGATGCTATGGTGTATCCAATTAGTGAGCCTCTTAAGGTACGGAATATTACCAAGGGCAACGAGTACGAGTATGCTCTAGCCAAGGGCTTGCAGCTCGACATTCATTCCTATATGAGAAGATTACCACAGTTCAAGTTAATTGGAGAACCGTTGGCGATGAAACATATAGACTGGTTAAGATCCAAATCACCTGTTGGTGATTTCGCATCTGGCGACTTTACAGCCGCTACAGATAACATCTCTATAGAACTAACTAAGGCCTTCTTTGAAGTAGTCTTAGTCAAGTTGGGGATGGAGAGAGATATAAAACCAGGGTATCTAGACAATGTTCGTGCAGTGTTGTATGAACATGTTATCAATTATCCCAAGAAAATCGAGAGTGGAAGGTTAATTGAGCGAGAGGGTTTGATGTGTAAAGAAATGATTAACACAAACCTGGACAGCTGTGTCCAACAAAACGGACAGTTAATGGGTTCCGTTTTATCTTTCGTGATACTTTGCGCAATTAATATGTGCGAATGTTGGGAAGAAGTGTATCCTGAAATTGAAAATTTTAAAGATGTTCCGATCCTAGTTAATGGAGACGACATCTTATTCAGGACTACACGCCCTAAGTACGAAAAATGGTTACGAGCAATCCCGAAAATCGGTTTGTCACCATCTGCCGGAAAGAACTTTTTTTCCGATCACTATTGTACTGTTAATAGTGAACTCTTTTCAATAAGAGGCGATAAAGTCACAGCAATACCTTTCTACAATGTTGGTATGCTCCTTGGTCAATCCAAGGTTGCTAGACAGGAGCTTAAAGCTAAACCTGTCTACCTTTTACATAAGGATGTTATCCGTGGATCTTTTCACCCGGAACATGCAGATGCACGATTTAAGTATTATAATTGTGAGAAACTTCAGAGAGCATGTACGTATTACAATGGTCTCTCACTCAATTATTATCTACCCCCCGAGTTGGGTGGGTTAGGTATGGGCTACGTTCCCAATACGACTGTTATATCCGCCCAAACCGCAATACGTTGTGGTGGTGGATTAGTGCATTTAGCGCCGTATAATATAATAACTGATTTTCAGTTAGGCGTCGCTAGAACTTTATTAGCCAAGTGGACTACTCCATACCGGAGACCACCTATGCAACCTATAGGTCAAGAGAAGGATCTTGATGCTGATCAGTGTAATTTTACTGATGTTACTATACGTAATCCATATAAAATTCGATTACCGTACGATATACCAGAGGAGTTCTTTGATGAACTAGGTATACGAAATCCGATATCTTTGGGCTCTCAGCCCAATTGGAAAATTAATTCTATTCCAGATCAAGAGATATTGCGACTTAAATACTTGTTTAAAGGTATTAAGTGTTCGCCAGATTTTAGAAAACATAATAAAGTGACGTTGGAATCTATTAGAGATGTCACATTCACTGAATATGAAATACGAGACGGGTACGACTTCTTTGCTAATGAGCTAAGTCGCCGTTGGTAAGAAACTCGTTTTCCTTGATTGATCATCCGATCACCGTCGTGAGAGGTTTTAACCTCAGACGTTAAATAGTCCTAAGCAAGACTATAAACTACTTCTACAAATAGAGGAGAGTATAAAATGATCTACTCCTATGTAAAGATAATTGTTAGCTGCCTATATATTTATTATATAGTGGAGAACTAACTTATAAAGGGTCTCAACACGAAACAATCAAAGTGCACTATAAGGTGTGCCACTAAGTTTCTATAATAGTCCTTAGAGTTTCTATGTGTTTAAAGTTAAACAGGATAGGGTAAGCCCGTAATAGCTGTGGATTTCCGTCCTCATCGCTGTTTAACCTCTTAGGCGCCTCTAGTTAATTTTAGGCTACTATTACTATCTATGTACACTGCACGGCGGCTTGCTAAGCTGCTGATGTATGCCCGTATACGGTACTATAATGACTTCAAGTTATCGTCTGACTATCTCACTTGCCTAATGTCCTTAGCAGGGACTCCACAATGAGTGGGGGTAACAAAGTGACCGAGTATGAATATCTACGGTCTCCATGGTTTGGAGAGAATTGATAACCATTAATTTGATGCTTTATATGATTCGAATGTCAACAGACTACAACGATTGGCAAAATACCATCAATGTGTGTTGGGAGCATAGTCGCTCCACTGGCTTCTTAATCCAGTAATGATCGGGAGGACCCCAATGAATCAATCAAAAGGAAAAGCGAATGGTAACGCAAGGAATAACCAAAATAAGAATAATAACAAATCCTCAAAGCCCGCAAATCAGAAAGGCTCTGGGAAGCAGTCCTCCAATCAACAACGGAGGCCCACGGAACGTAAAAGTGGGGCACAACAAAGAACATCTGTTGCGTCTGCGTATGCTACTGCTCAACTCACAGGGCAGGCACATATTGTACAACAGAGTATGGACTCATGCCGTATTCGACATCGTGAACTCGTAGCTTCTATCACGGGTTCGACACCCTTTACGGTGTCTAACACATTCTCAATCAATCCCGGATTGGCAGCCTCATTTCCATGGCTGTCCGTTCAGGCACAGGGTTGGGAGAAATATCGTTTCAATTCGTTTAAAGTCTGTGCGTACACTCGCACGGGAAGTAATGTTCCCGGGTCAGAATTACTGATCCCCGACTACGATGCTGCCGACTCTGCGCCTGTTAATGAACAGATCGCAAGTTCCTACCATGGAACCGCAGAGGATGCACCTTGGAAAGATATTTGCTGCGTATTTGACTCTAAAAGGTTAGGTATGGAAAGATTCGTCAGAAGTGGGAATCTAGCAGCAAATTTGGACATTAAACTTTATGATGTCGCAAATTTCTATGTTGCAACTGTCGATGGAACGGCAGTTAATTGGAGTAAACTTTGGTTTGAGTATGACATTACACTCATAAATCAACAGTTACCCGCCGGAGGTCCCTCCGGTTCTGGCACTTTAGTATCCGCTGGTGGCTCCATAGCCGCCGCTACACCTTTTGGTGCAGTCCCTGTATCCACAGGGTCGTATAACTTAAGTGGTGCCGCAACTAATGTGTTAACAGCTTCTGGGCTCAATATAGGCTCAGAATATATGCTATCTATAAGTAGTGTAGGTACTGTCATTACAGGTTACGCCAACGGTGGCGCAACCGGCAGTACTCAGGTAACCGATCTGTTTGTTGGATTTAACTCAGCGGCTACTCGAGGTGCTTACGTGCAGACTTTTACTGCTAACGCCTCGACGGTGACAGTTACTATAAATGTCACCGCTACTACTATCACTAATAGTTATGTTGTACTATCAGCATTAACCCCCGCACCCTCTTTCTAGAGCGCGGTTTGTTATTATTTTTATCATCCAAACAACTATGGCTGTTTTCCATAGGCCTGCTATATAGGCAATTTGATATACTACACAAGATTGTGTGTATGTGTATAATCGGGGTGGAGACTTAATCTAAGTCCACCTCGGTGATCGGTTTGATCCGACTTATACATACCTGGTCCATTGTGTGAGGACAAGGTTAGGTACCTAGAATACCTGATGATAACTTCAAGTGACTTGAATTCCATGCGTAGGACAGAATGAATCTTTTTATAAGCTCTTCGCTGCAGCATGCCGATAGGGGGCGTAATAAACCCTCGTTACTCGGATAGAATTGGTCAATCTTGGAATATTATTAGTTATGTCCAGAAGTTTTCCGTATTACTTTACCAAGCAGTCGATCCCCGTGGGATTGTATTGACTTGCAGTGGTCGGAACTGGATAGGTACTCTTAACATTGTAGAATTGTTTAACTATATAGAGACTAACATAAGTTCTGTCAGCCTACTATACAGGGTCGCTCACTAAGCGATCTTATCAATGTATAGAGGTGGATGGAAGCTAATGGCGTTGTTTAAGCGCTATTAGTTTGTCATGCGTCCAC